CACCAGCAGCGCGCCGTGGGGCGGCCGGACGACACGCCGTCGGATCTCGCGGTGTCGGGCGGCATGACCGTCGCCGAGCTGCTGGCGATGCCGGCGGAGGAGGCGCAGCAGGCGATCGACGCGCTGCGCGAGCAGGCCGCGGCGCTCGCCGAGCAGCGGCGCATCCTCGCCGAGGAGTTGCAGCCCGACGAGCCGGCGCCGGCGCCAGAACCGCCCGCGCCGACCCCGCCGCCGCCGCCGCAGACCCCGCCGCCGCAGCCGTCGCCGCCGGAATGACGCTGCCGCTCCAAATGACGCTCGGCCAGCTGCTGGCGCTGCCGCAGGCCGAGCGCATCGCCACGATGCGGGCGCGGCGCTGACCGAGCGCGCGGCGGCGCTCGGCGACTACCGGCTGGAGCCCTCGCCGCCGAACACCCAGCAGGGCGACGGCAGCGTCGGCGTGATGCGCATGCCGACCGCCTACCCGGGCACCTTGCTCGCCACCGATAAGGACGAGGACGAGGGTGGCCGGTAAGCGCGTCGCCCTGACGCTGCCGCCCGGCTCGAAGCGGCGCGCCACGCCGCAGGACACCCGCGGCGGTTGGTGGGATATGTCGTTGGTGCGTTTCGCCGGCGGCATGCTGACGCCGATCGGCGGCTGGAAAACCCTGCCCGGCGTGCAGACCAACGGGCCGGTGCGCAACCTGCTGTCGTGGCGCGACCTCGACCGGCTGCGCTGGGTGGCGGCGGCGTCGCTGGCCGACATCGTCGTGTGGGACGGCGCCACCGGCACGGTGATCTCGCCGGACGACTTTGTGGCCGGCCAGGCCGCCGGCCTGCTCGACGGCTACGGCATCGGCGGCTACGGGCTGGAGACCTACGGCACGCACCGCACGCTGGAGCCGGAGCAATACCGCGCCGGGCCGGGCGACCAGATCGCGCTCGACAATTACGGCGAGACGCTGCTGGCCATGGGCAGCGCCGACGGGCGGCTGCTGCAATGGTCGCCGGTGCTGCCGGTCACCACAAAGCTGGCACCGGTCGCCGGCGCGCCGACCGGGCGCAGCTTCATCACCACGGACGAGCGCAGTGTCGTCATCCTCGGGGCCGCAGACGACCCGCGGCGGATCGACTGGTGCTCGCTCGAACTGCTCACCGACTGGGCGCCGACCGCGACCAATACCGCGGGCTCATTGCAACTACGCTCGACCGGCACCGGGCTGGCGATGCGCCGGGTCGCACAAGGCATCCTGATCTGGTGCGACGACGACGTGCATATGCTGCAATTCGTCGGCACGCCCTACGTCTACGGCCTGCAGCGCATCGGCTCCGGCTGCGGGCCGATCGGCCCCGAGGCAATGGTCGGCTGGGCCGGCCGTAGCGTGTGGATGGGCAAGCAGAGTTTCTGGATTTACGACGGCAACGTCCGGCCGCTGCCGAGCGATATCGACGGCTATGTGTTCGCCGACCTTAACGCCATCACCGCCGGCCAGGCGTTCGGTTTCCACAACGGGATCTTCCCCGAGGTCACCTGGCACTATCCATCCGCGTCGGCGACGTCGCCGGATCATTACGTGACGTGGAATTACAAGGACAACCTCTGGACCCATGGGATACTCGCCCGCAGCATTGGCGCCGAGCCCGGCGCGTACGGGCTGCCGCTGCTGGGCACCGTGGCAGGCACCGTCTACCAGCACGAAACCGGCTATCTCGACGACGGCGCGCCGCGCGGTGCCGCGGTCTACGCCGAGACCGGCGATCTGCAGATCGGCGACGGCGACACACTGGTGCAGCTCGATGCGATCTACCCCGACCTGCGGCAGGCGGATCTGGTGCAGTTCCACCTGAAAGGCCAACTCGAGGCGGAGGACAGTGAAACCGACTTCGGGGTGTACGACGCCCAGGCGCGCACCGACGGGGTGATCGACGTGCTGCTCGACACGCGCTCGCTGCGGCTGCGCATCGAGGGGCGGCAGGACGGCCCGTGGCAGCTCGGCCGCATCCGCCTCGGCCTGACCCCCGGACCCGGCCGGTGAGCCGGCGCCCCGCCATGCCGTCGCTCCGCCTGCCGCGCGCGGCGCGCGGGGCACCGACGCCGCAGGAGTTCAACAGCGCGATGGAGCAGCTCGAGCGGGCCGACCAGGCCAACCTGAAAACCGGCACCACGCCCGCCTTGCCGGCGCTGGTGCTGACCGCGGCGGACGGCTCGGCCTGGACGGTGACGGTGTCGGCCACCGGCGTGCTGAGCACGGTGCCGGCGCGATGAGCCCGCGGCTCGATCCGGCGGAGGCGCGCGTCGTCGACTGCCTCGAGCGCGCCCTCGCGCTGGCCGGCGGGACGCATGATTTCCAGAGCGACGTGGTGCCCCGGCTGCTCGACGGCCGGGCGCAATACTGGCAGCGCGGCGCGGCGGCGATCGTCACCGAGATCCACCACTACCCGCGCTGTCGCGACGTCAACTACTGGCTGGTCGGCGGGCGGCTGGCCGACGCGCTGGCGCTGGTGCCGGAGATCGAGGCCTGGGCGCGCACCCAGGGGGCGACGCGCGCCGTGGCGTTCGGCCGCAAGGGCTGGGCGCCGGTGCTCAGCCGGCTCGGATTTCAGGCCGCCGGTATCGGTTACCGCAAGGATCTGGGTGGCGCGTCATGAGCAAGGGTGGTGGCGGGCCGCAGACGGTGGTCAACAAGACCGAGCTGCCGATGTGGTTGCAGCAGGGCGGCGCGGAAAACCTGGAGTTCGCCAAGCAGGTGGCGGCGCGCCCCTATGAAGCCTATGCCGGCCCGACGGTGGCCGGGACGCCGCCCGATCTGACCAGCGCGATGGACTGGATCCGCGCCAATTCGACCGGCGCCAGCGACGCGATCACCGGTGCCACCAGGGCCATCACCGGCGGCAATCTCACCAGCACGGCGCAGTCGCTGTTGAATCCCTACCTCGGCAACGTCGAGGCCGGCGCGGAGGCGCAGCTGCAGCGCAGTGCCGACCAGGCGCAGAACGATCTGGCGAGCCGCGCCGCTTCGGCCGGGGCGTTCGGCGGCACGCGCTTCGGCGTGCAGTCAGCCGAGCTCGCGGGCAACACCGCGCGCCAGGCCGGCGATCTCTCGGCGAATATCCGCAGCCAGGGGTGGAACACCGCGGTGCAGACCGCGCTGGCGCAGGCCGCCGGGGTCACCCAGGGCGCCACCGCGGGGCAGACCGCCGGGCTCACCGGCGCCGGTGCGCTGGCGTCGGCCGGGGCGCTGCAGCAAAACCAGGCGCAGACCGAGATGAATGCCGCGCTGGCGAACTGGCAGCAGGCGCGCGACTACCCGCTGGAGCAGCTGGCGATCCGCCAGTCGGCGCTGAGTGCAACGCCCTACGGCGGGACGACGAGCAGCACGCAGCCACTCAACCGCGGCAATCAGGCGATGACGGGGCTCAGCGGCGCCGCCACGGGCGCCGCGCTGGGCGGTGCGCTGGCGGGCACGCTGGGGATTTCCTCCGGACTCGCGGCCGGCGGCGGTGCCGGCCTCGGTCTGCTGCTGGCGCTGCTGTAGGAGCACGACGATGGCTTTGGCTGATGACGCATTGGCGCTGGCCGGCTTAACCGAAGGCGGCACGGTCTATGGCGGCGGTGGCGGCGGCAAGGGCGGCAAGGGCGGCTCGGCGACCGATTGGAGCAAAGTATCCCAGTTGCTCGGCAATGTTGGCAATGTCGCCAGCAAGGCCGGCACGAGCGACGCCGCCTACGACAAGCGCGGCGGCCAAGGCCCCGGACCCAGCCAGACCGCGACGCAGGGCTTGCCTAACCTGTTGGCCACGCTGCTGCAGATGCACCGCGCGGCGATGCTGTCGCAGGCCACGCCGGCGCCGCTGCAGCCGCGCGCCTCATTGTTGGGATAGCCGATGGTATCGTTGCTCAACGCGGAAGACCCGGTGATGTCGCTGCTGGGCAATATCGCCTCGGGATTTCGCCTCGGCGCGCCGGACACGCCGGTCTACGGCATGACGCCGGAGGGCGCGCCGCTGCCGCCGCGCATGTCGCCGCATCAGCAGCAATCGGCGTTCGACGCGCTGCTGGCCTTCGGCAGCTCAGCGGCCGACGCGGCGGCGCCGCGCTTTGGCCCGGCGCCGACCTTCATGCAGGGGCTCACCGATTCGCTGACGGCGGGGCGGCAGCAGGTGATCAACGAGCAGGCGGCGCAGGCGGCGCAGGCCGACCTGGCCCTGAAACGGCAGATCCTGCAGCAGCAGATGGCCGGCCAGCAGCTGGTCGCGCGGTTCCTGACGCGTGGCCTCGGCGGCCCGCAGGGCGTCACCGACGTGACCACGGAGACGCCGGCGGCGCCCGCCGGCGCGCCGCCTGGTGCCGCGGCACCGCCTGGTGCGCCCGCGACGCCGCCCGGCTACGAGCCGGGGGCGCTGGTGCGCGAGGCGCTCGGCGCGCACGAATCCGGCGCCCGCGGCTACGGCGCGACCAACAGCGCCGGCTACACCGGGCGCTATCAGATCGGCTCGCAGCTCGCCTCCGACGCGGGGTTCTACGCGCCGGCCGAGGGCGAGGACACGGCGGGCAATCAGTGGAGCGGGGCGTTCAAGATCCCCGGCTTCGCCGGGGTGCGCACGCGCGACGATTTCCTGCGAAACCCGGCGGCCCAGGACGCCGCCTACCGGCTCGCCATGGGGCACATGGACAAGCAGCTGAGCGCGCTCGGGGTCTACGACCGCGGCGTCGGCAAGACCATCGGCGGCGTGCCGGTGACCCGTGACGGGCTGCTCGCCGGCGCCTGGCTGGGCGGCCCGGGCGGCGTGAAGCGCTGGATCGACTCCGGCGGCAAGGACGACCCGGCGGACAGCAACGGCACCCGGGTCAGCCAGTGGGTGCGGCTCGGCGCCGGCGCGGTGCCGGCGGTGCGACCCTATGCGGACACCGGCGGCGGCGTGCCGGCGCCCTCGCCGGGCCCCGGCGGCACCGTGGTGCGCGACGTCGACCCGACCGCCATCACCACCGCCACCGCTGAGCAGCTGGCCGCCGCGCCGCCGCCGCCGCTGCCAGGCGCCGCCGCCGCCCCGGCCGCCGCCACCACCGCGGCGGCGGCGCCGCTCTACGTGGGCGACAGCCTCGCGGAGCCGGGCGGCATCGGCGGTGCCACCGGGCTCGGCGTGCGTGGCGCCGGGCCGCAGGCGGTCCTGGCGAATATCAAGGCCATGCCCGACGCCGACGTGGCCGGCCGGCACGTGGTGTTGTCGTCGGGCACCTCGAACGCGCCGGGCGACGTCGGCTACGTGCGGGGGCAGATCGAGGAGCTGAAACGGAAGGGCGCCGCCTCGGTCACCCTGGTGGGCGTCGGCGATGCCAAAAACCTCACCGACAACCGCTCCAATCAGTCGCTGGAGGAGACGGCGCGGCAGACCGGCGCGCGGTTCGTGCCGCTCGATCCGGCGACGCTGGGAGCGGATCGCGTACACCCGAGCGACTACACCGCGCTGCGGGCCGCCAGCATGCCCGTGGCGCCCGCAGCGGGCGCGCGAGGCGTCGCGGCGCGCACCGGCGGGGTGGACGTCGCCGGGCCGGGCGGCGGGGCGTCAGCGACGCCCACAGCCCCGCCAGCCACCCGCGCGACGACGGCGCCGGCCGGGCCGCCGGCGCCGGGCATCCCGGCGCGGCCGATCGGCATGCCGCCGGTGCCGGGCATGAACCGCAGCGCGCTCGACGCGATGACGCCGCGCGACCGCGCGCTGTTCGCCGCCTCGCTGCTGTCGATGCCGCCCGACAAATGGCCGGCGGTGGCGGCGCAGCTGGCGATGAAGCCGGCCGAGACGCCGAGCTACCAGACCATCGGCAACCAAGTGGTGGGCGTCTACCGCGACGGCACGCGGGTGGTGATCGGCCCGGCGCATCAGGAGCCGTTCACCGTCGAGCGGCTCGGCGCCGACGGCAACACGCGGTCGATCCGCGTCGACCCGAACACCGGCACCGAGCAGGACCTCGGCGTGAAGGCGACGCCGACGCTGACCGACGTGAAGGGCGAGGACGGGCAGAACCACAAGGGCTACCTGCAGCCCGACGGCACGGTGCGCCTGGTGGCGCCGTCGCCGACGCCGCCCGGCTCGCAGCCGCTCGATCCGCAGCGCCAGGCGCAGGAGGAGCGGCTGCGCCGGGCCGGCATGCCGAGCGCCGAGGACGTGTTCCAGCAGAAAACCAGCGCCGAGGACGTGTTCCAGCAGAAAACCGGCGAGGCCGCCGCCAAGCAGCAGGGCGAGTTGACCGACGCGGGCGGCAATGCCGCCGGGATGGTGGAGAAACTGCGCCATTTCCGCAGCGTCGCGGAGGGCTTCCAGTCGGGCAAACTCACGCCGACCGCCAGCACGGTGGGCTCGATCGCCACCGCGCTCGGCCTCGATCTCAGCGGCATCGCGCAGACCATGGGCAGCCGCTCGGTGACGCAGGCCGAGGTGCTGCAGAAAATCAGCAACGAGCTGGTGAAATCGCAGATCGCCCCGGGCTCGGGCTTCTCGACCAATCTGTCCGACGCCGACCGGGTGTTCCTGCAGCAGACCATGCCGGCCATCTCCAACCGGCCGGAGAGCAATGCGGTGATCCTGGCATTCCTCGAGAGCGCGGCGCAGCGCACCGTCGACAAATCGATCGCCTGGGACCGTAGCGACGATCACTCGCTGAAGGCCTGGCGCAATTTCAACGCCGACTGGACGGAGAAGCAGAACAAGGCGCCGATCATCCAGAAGGTCGAGACCTTGGAGGAAGGCGGCTTGCTGCCGGTGAACAGTGTTTTCCGCCTGCCGGACGGACGTTTCGGCGTGGTGACTCCCTGATGCCGGTGCAGATCTTCGACCCGGACGCGGGTAAGCCGCCGACCGGCGGCGGCGGGCGGGCGCGGATCGTCGGCGGTGCGCTCGACCCGCCGCCGGCGATGACTTGGAAGGAACTCCAGCAGGTGCTGTCGGCCGGCATCACCGGGCTGGCCGACATGCCGGCGGCGGCGTTGAGCCTGCTCGGCGGCATGGCGCAGTTCGGCGCCACGCCAGACGAGGCGGCGCCGCCGACGCTCAACCAGCTGGTGGGCGACCAGCCGCGGGCACTCGACACGCCGCTGCCGAGCTTCGACCCGGAGAGCGTGCCGTCGCTGCTCGGCCTGCCGAAGCCGGACCCGACGCTGGGCAACGAAAGCGTGCGCGCGCTGGCCGGCCTGCTCGGCCCCGGCCTGGCGGCCAAGCTGGCCGGCAAGGTCGTCGGGCCGTCGCGCATACTCAAGGCCCTCGAGCCGCCGCGGCCGACGACCACGCTCGGGCTGGCCGGCGGCCAGGCGGTCGGCCAGCAGATCGTCAACGACAATCCCGATCTGCCGGGCTACCTCAAGGTGGCGCTGCCGGTCGGCCTGTCGCTGCTCGGCGGCGGGGTCGGCCACGTCGTCGACGCGGCGACGCCGGCGCTGGTCAACAAGGCGGGCGCCGCCGACCGCATCGCGGTGACCGGGCTCACCGGCGCGATGGCCAAGCCGGGCGACGCCACCGACCGGCTCCTGCACTACCGCTACGACCCGGGCACCGCGATGGCGAACCCCGAGATCCCGGGCGCGGGTTTTCAGACCACCGCGGAGGTCGGCGGCGATACCGGGCTGATCAATCTCGAGCGCACCCTGCGCAATGACGGCCGGCCTGAGGTGTCGCAGCCGTTCGTTGCCAACGACGCCGGGCGCACCACCGCGCGGCAAGGCATTATCGATCAGGTGGTGCCGCCCATGTCGGGCGACACCCCGCCGGTGCCGCGTGACGCCGCCGGCGTCGCCGGCGTGCTGCAACCCCAGGCCGACGCGCAGCTCGCCGCGGCGCAGGCCCAGCGCGACGCGCGGCTCGCCGAAGCGCGCCAGGGGGTGGCGGCGCTCGGGCCGGCGGAAAGTGACGTGCAGCTCGCGGGCCAGCGCCTGCAGCAGCCGCTGGTGGCGGCGCGGCAGGCCTCGGAGGACGCCGCGCAGACGCTGTTCCGCAGCATCGATCCCGACGGCAGCACGGCGATCGCCACCAAGCCGATTCGCGACGCGGCGATTGCCGAGGCGCGGGCGCGCTATCCCGGCGAGGCGTACTACCCGACCGACCTCAAGACGGTGCTGGCGCAGCTGGCGCCTGACACGCTGACGCTGGGTGATCTGCAATCGATTCGCGGCGGGCTGCGCACCAGCGACCAGCGGCTGCAGGGTGTGTTCGCGCGAATCGGCCCGGCGATCGGTGACACGATCGACGCCGCGGCGGCGGCCGGCGCCGGCATCGCGCCCGAGCAGGCGGCGCAGTATGCCGCCTGGAAGCGGGCCTATGCCCAGCACATGGCGACCTACGGCGAGGGGCCGGTCGGGCAGGCCACCGAGATCGCCATGGGCCGTCCGGAGATGGGGCCGGCCTCGGTGCCCGGGCAGTTCTTCCGCCCCGGTCCCGGCGGCGCCGACACGATGACGGCATTCAATGCGGCGGTGGCCGGCGCCGGCGAGCAGGCGCCGGTGCTGACCACGGCGATGCGCCGACACATCGCCGGCGCGCTCGATGGCCTGCTGAACGACGACGGCGTGCTGGCGCCGGCGGTGCTGGCACGGTGGCTGAAAAACCACGGCCCGGCGATCTCGCGGCTGCCGGCCGACCTGCGCGCGCAGCTCGCCACGCTCGATGGCGCCACCGGGCTGCTGGAGGGGGCCAGCCAGAACCTGGCCGATACCGCGGCGGGCCGTGGCCGAGGCATCGCCGCGGCGTTCCTCGACGGCGCCGATCCGGCGGCGGCGGTCAAGCAGGCGCTCACCGGCCCGCAGGCCACCAACAACCTCCGCGATCTGGTCGGCCGCATGCGCCAGGGGCCGCCCGAAGCGATGCAGCAGCTGCGCCGGGCGGTGCTGGACGACTGGATGGCTAGCGCGACGTCGACCAGCCCGCTGGATGCCAGCGGCGAGGCGCGGGCGATGTCGGCGCACCAGGCCACCAAGTGGTGGGACAAGAACCGCGCCGTGCTGCAGGCCGCCGGGGTGTTTTCCCCCGACGAGTTGGGCCGGCTCGATCTGCTGCATAACGATATCCTGTCGAAACAGCGGATCAACTCGGTGGGCCGGGCGGTCGCCTCCAATACCGGGCAGAACCTCTCCAACGCGGCGTTTCTCGACAGCCTGATGGCCGGCGCGCCGGTGCCCGGCTGGGCGGAGCCGATGCTGGCCCGGGGGCTCGCCGCGGTGACCAACCTGCCGTGGATCAAAGGCATTATGGCCGACACCCAGGCGAAGGGCCGTGCGCGGCTGGCCGAGGCGATGCTGGATCCGGCAGTCGCCGCGGACCTGCTGCGCAGGGCGGATCCCGCGGTGCTCGAGCGGCTGAGCGGGCGGCTGCCGCGTGGCTCATGGCTCACCACGCTCGGCGCGCGTGCGGCGCCGGCGACGGCGCGGGCGACCAACTGAGGATTTCGACATGCCCACCAGCGTCCCCACGACGAGCGAGTTCGCCGCCCTCGAGGCGCGCGTCGCCGCGCTCGAAGGCAGTGCGCCGCCGACTCCGACTCCGACGCCCACGCCGACACCCACGCCGACACCGCTGCCGACACCCGCCCCGACACCGCCGCCCGCTGGTGACGGGCTTAGCGTGCGCATCGACTACGAGGGCGCCAGCTATGTGTTCGACGAGACCACGGGCGTTGACCTCGGCGACTACCACGAGCCGAACGGGCATTTCACCCAGCATTGTGTGCGCTGCACGCTGCCCGATCTGGTCGGCTTCGCGGTGTATTTCCGGCCTGATGCCGACGGCCACCGCGACGAGGTGGTGTTCGAGCTCGGCGGGCTGTTCGACATCGTGCCGGGCAACATGGGCGCATACATCGCGACGATCTGGCGCGGCAACGAACAATTAGCCTGCATCGAGGCGCCGGCGCATTACTGGCACTCGCGGTGGCGGTGGCAGAGCGCGCCTCGGCCGATCATCTATCCCGCCCCGGATTTTCTCGGCGGCCTGCTGCCTAACTACAGCGAGAGCCTGTTCGGCGCGGTGATCCCGCTGGCGTTGCAGCGCAGTTACACCGGGCCGATGGACCTGGCCGGCATCACCGCCTACATCCCGTCAACCGGCGAGCGCGACGAGATTGGACCCTGCACCGAGGCGCAGGCGGAGTATCTCTGCACCGGCTCGGAGCAATCCTGGCGCTCGGTGCAGGCGTGGGGAGAGGCGGCCGGCTCGATCCCATTGCATTTCCGCGACGAGTACACCGGGGCGCCGCTCGACTGGAACGCCTACCCCAACGCGACGATGTATTCGCCGTCCGGCGCGGACCCCTACATAAGCAACCCGCCGGGCGGCCCGGTCACCTTGGACGTGGCGCACATGGGGTCGTTCTGCTGCGTGCCGTTCCTGCTGACCGGCGATCCGTATTACCTCGAGTGGATGCAATTCGTTTGTGTATACAACGTGGTGATGCTCAGTCCGGGCGCGCGGGCCAACTTCAACTTGGGCAATGGCATCAGGGGCCTGGCGTGGACACTGCGTGCGCTGATGCAGGCTGCCACGCTGACGCCGGAAAATCTGCCCTCGTGGTTTCTGCCGAGGTCGGTCTTCACCTCGCGGCTGGATGCCGAGCGGCAATGGTTCATGGACCGCTATGTCAACGGCGCGGCACCACCTTGGTCTGATCTGCACATCCTGAGCGACTGGAAAAATTCGCAGGCTAGCGCGCCATACCAGGCGGGCACCTGGATGAATGGCTGGCAGGAGGATTTCCTAACCACGGTGATCGGCTGGGTCGTGCAGATGGGGCACAGTGACTGGCTGCCGGTGCTGGAATGGAAAGCGTGCGACGTGATGGCGCGGACCAGCGGACAACGCGACGGCTGGGTGCGCGCGGTGCCATCGGTTTACATGACGGTGATCGCGCCGGACACCGGGGCCAAACCTGCCGAACATTGGGGCGAGGCGTGGACATACACGGAGGAAGTCAAGCCCGAAGCCTGCGTTTACGATGATCCTGACACGCTGCCCGCCACGCTGGACCTGACCTATCCGAGCTATGCACTGGGCGCGCTGGCGCTGGCCGCGCGTGCCGGCTGCGATGGCGCGCAGGCGTGCTACGACTGGCTGCGCGATCAGCTGCAGGGTCATCCCAACAGCCGCTACCTTCACCGCAAATGGGCGATGGCGGCTGAGCATGGTTGATGTCCCAACACGAGAAGAATTTGACTCTTTGCTCGACGTGCGGCCATGAGCGAGCCCACCACCACGCACGGCCTGATCGCGTCGGTCAGCGACAAGCTGATTAGGGTGCTGCCTCCTGCATTCGTATTGTTGTGTATTTTGAATATCCTATTCCTAGGCGCGACAATGTATCTAATTCAGCACAACTCAGATGCCAGGAATGCCATGCTGGCGCGCATCATCGACTCTTGCCTTGGTCGGTCGCCGTGAGTGTGCGGCAGACAGTTTTGCGCGCTGTTCCGGCGTTCGCTTCTTACCCCTGTTTCCTGCGCTAATCTTTGCGCGCGTGTCGGCAGAGCACGGACCTCTTTTCTGCCCCAGGAGACTCGCTGTGATCTTTGCGCGAGTTTCTGTGGATAGTGTCCTACCTACGCGACTGGCGGCGATCTTTGCACGAGTCTCGGGAGAGAGAACCCTGCCCCGTTGTGCTAGTGAGGTGGCCATAGCCATCCCAGCGCGTATTTCTGGCGAGATATTAGCGGCAGCCTCTACCATCTTAGCGCGCGTCTCTGGGCTCCGCTTCCTTCCTCGATTTGCTGCGGCTGTCTTGGCGATCGCGGCTGGTGGCTGTTTCTTGCCTCGATGAACGACGCTCATTTTTGCACGAGTTTCTGGGGAGAACGGCGCGGCGTGCCGTGCTGCGGTGAGCTTCTTGATGGCTTCCGGCGTTAGTTTTCTGCCTGTATTTGCCGCTCTGATCCTGGCTATATGCTCCGGCGACAGTTTCTTCCCACGCTGTGATGCCGCGAGCCGCTCTAGTTGTTCTGGTGTAAGGCCGGTAGCACCTTCTCCGCCATCCGATAGATTAGTCAGCGGCCCGAGACCCTTATCGGCGCGGCCAATAGCGGAAATAAGGGCGCTCTCATATGTGTAAGCGACATCTTCCGTCAGACCTTCGTGGAGCTTGATCTTGGGTATTTCGTGACCGGCGGCCTTCATCTGCCGAATGATGTTCAGCTTATGCAGGTTCCTGTCCCTGCCATAAGCGTAGTCGTGGTAACGCCATCGGTCCCCGTGGCCTTTCCCCACATAGAAGGGCGCGCCGGTTTCGCGGAACAGCACATAGATGTAGAAGTCAGAGCCAGCCATCAGATCCTCTCGCCCAGGGTCGTTGGTCAGGAGAGCGGCAGCGGTTGCACGCTGTCGTTCTCCGCTGGCAACTTACTCAGAAAGTCCTATTTCCGCAACCAATTAACTGCCTAACGCGCCAGCCGTGATGTGCTAGGCTGCACGCGATACTCCGTACGAACCAAACCTAGGCCCCGGCGCCCCCAAAGCTCGGGCCTTCTTTTATGGGATAGAAAAAAGGCGGCCCGGAGTTTCGAGGCCGCCTTTAGTTTTAGATCTGAACGCCTGGAGCCTAACTCTTGCGGCGCACCAAGCCCAACCCAAGTAGCCCGGCGCCCAGGACCAGCATGGAGGCCGGCTCCGGCGTGGCGATCGTGCTGGCGCTGAACGATCCGACCAGCCGGCCGAACTGATTCAGCGTGACGATCCAGACGCCCTCGGTCGGATCAAAGCCGGTCTCCGTCGCGGTGCCCGCGAATTGCAGGCCGAGCGTCGTAGTGCCGTTGCCGCTGACCTTCCCGCCGGACGCGATGTCGAATGTGGTCGTGATGCCGTTGTTCGTCGCGCTGTATGCCTGACCGGTGGTCGGCGTCACGTAATCGAGCGGCGTGGTCATTGTCACGCAGCCGACGCATGTGCCGAGAAGGGCGAAGTCACCCGAGCCGGCGACCAGATTGGCGGGATTCACAAACTGCACCGAGGTGCTGTCGAAGTTGGCGTTGCCGACGATGTTCAGCACGCTGCCGGACGCGATCGGCACGGCGTGGGCGGAGGCGGCTAGGCCGATAACGGCGGTCGCTGCCAAGAGAAGTCGTTTCATACTACAGAGCTCCTTAGGTTAGCGCGGCTCGGCGTCCCGGCCGCGCTTACGAGGGGATGCACGAATGGTGCCGCTCGGAGAAATGGCGGAATTCTGCGGCTGCTGTGTGGTAGCCGCTGCTGATGGGGATGGACTTGTAAAATTTGCCGACTGGTTCCATGCGCGGAACGCCTCAGCCAGCCGCCGCTGCATAGCCTCCAGATAGAGGCGATCCGGCGGCGTGCCGGCGGCCGCGGTGCTGAGCAGTTCGGCCACCGCCGCGGCCAGGATGCGGATCAGCCGGCGATCGGGGTCACTCATAGTCGGCCGATCAGCCAGTAAATCACCACGCCAACGGCGATGGCGCCGGCGATCCACAGGGAGAGAGCAACGCCAATCGGATCGGCATGGGGCAATCAAGGCACTCCTACAACAGGCGTGGTAAGCGGATTGTGCCGCTTACCTGTCAGTTTTGCCAGGTGGGGAATTGCGTCCGCTAAGAGCGTCGTTAGCGGCCGGAATTCTTGCCGTGTCGGATAGTCCGATTCATATCGTCGCGGCGCTTACCACGCCTTATCACCTGGTGCCTTATTTGCCCCGAGGCCAAAGAAAAGGCCCGGGCTTGGGGGCGCCGGGGCCTGGGTTTGGTTCGAGAGGCCGATGCCCAGCCGCGCAGCGATGGAGCGCCTTATCCGCGCACGCATCGAGCCGCGCCACACACGCCCACTGTTTAGGCGCGGAGTGTCTGCATGTCAGACGCAACGGTATCATTCGATCAGGCGGTGGCTCGTCACTGGCTGGAAATTTTGCCGCTTGCGCGATCGAGGATCGCTATGGCGCGTCGCGGACCCGCGCAGACCTCCCTGGGTAAGAGCACTGGATGTCCCGCCGCGCCCGCCCCCATTACCGCTCCGGCCTCGGTTGGATTTTGGGCGTCGCGTTCGTAGACACGCTCACCCGGCCGGTCCGGCTTGCCCAGGGGTTCACTTTCGTTCGGTGCTGCGGTGCGCCTCGGGCTTCTTCTCCACACGGCCTCGCGGCGCCAGGGCCGGCGTCTCTCGACGGCGTTTGCCGGCCGCCTCTTGCGCCAGCCGGAACCCGGCGGCAGCGACAATCCCGCGCACCATGTCGAGGCATCCGGACCGGACATCAGGGCGCGTCCTGCGCCAGTTGGCGTCGTCTGCCTCATCATCCCACTCGGGAATGACACCACTCACTGCTCGCGTCGCGGCGGCTCGCGCGTAAAACTTGGCGCCGGCCAAAATAT